TGTGTGGTGAATTTGGGAATAAGTATGATAGACTTATTTTTGGTGTAGGTAAATCAGGAATTGACTTTGGAAAACAATTAGCTGAAAAATATGAATTACCAACAGAACCTAAACCAGTACAAATAGGAGTTAGATTTGAAGCACCACAACATCATTTTCAAAAATTAATTGATATATCATATGATTTTAAATTATATAGAAAATTAGAAAATGTAAGTTTAAGATCATTTTGTACAAATAATAATGCTGCTTATGTTGCTGTAGAAGATACTTATGGTAATCATTCTTATAATGGTCATGCTAAAAAAGATGAAGCATATAGAAATGATATGACTAATTTTGGCATATTAAACCATTTGATTGGTCAAGAGAAGCAGTTAAAAAACTACAAGTAGGAGAAACAGGCACATATTATTCACCTAGTAATAGAATACCATCACAAACATCAGAAGGTAATTTAGTTAGATGTGTTGTAGTAGAAAATACAGAACCCTTATTTGATGCCTTAGGAGAACATGCTAACCACATAATAGATTTTATTAGGGATATGACAAAAGTATTCCCAACATTAAAAGATGATTGGGGTATTTATATGCCTGAAGTAAAATATTTATCACCTGAACCTTTAGTAAATTACGAAGATTTAAGTCTTACTAGGTTTCCTAATGTTTATTTCGTAGGTGATGCATTATCAGCAAGAGGTATCACAGTATCAGGAGCACAAGGTACCTATGTAGCTGAAAGTATAATAAAAAATAATTAAAAATATGAAAGATTTTGATCAATTAGAAGTAGAAGGTTTTAAAAGAACTGGAGGTAAAAAAAAGTTTAAAACAAGAAAAGTAAGTAGAATTGAAGAAGATGGTTCTAAAACTATAGCATATACATTAGAAATAAATGGAGAAAATAAACTGCATAATTGGGAGGGTCCTGCTTTAATTAATAAAAGTCAAAAGAAAAAAGAATGGTATTTAAATGGAATCCAATATACTGAAGATCAACACAATGAAATTAAAAAAGCAGGAGAAGGATTACCATGGTATAAACAATCAGGATCAACAATAAAAACAGCAAGATTTTAGTATGAAAATAGGTTTATGTGGGACTATGAGTGTAGGAAAAACTACACTAGTAAATGCTTTAAAAAAAGAAGTTGAATTTAAAGATTATACTTTTAGAACAGAACGTAGTAAATATTTAAGTTCATTAGGAATACCTTTAAATACAGATAGTACATTTAAAGGACAACTTGTATTTGCAGCTGAAAGATCAGCTGAATTAATGCAAGAAAAAATGATAACGGATAGAACTATAATTGATGTTATGGCTTTTTGTGCTTTATCTGAAGCTATGAATATAGAAGAAAAAAATACTTTAAAAAATACTTTAAGCCATCTTATAAAAGAATATAGTATTATTTTTTATATAGATGATCTTTCTATACCTATAGAAGATAATGGTATTAGAGAAACTAATGAAAGATATAGAATATATATTGATGATAAGATAAAAGAAATAATAGGAGAATATAAAGATCAATGTATAATAATGCCTATATCTGGTACTACAGAAGATAGAGTTAATCGGATAAAATCTGTTTTAGATAATATGTATTAATATATGTCTCAACAAAATATAAAACAAATAATAAAACAAGAATACTTAAAGTGTGCTAAAGATCCTGTATACTTTATGAAGAAATATTGTATGATTCAACATCCTACAAGGGGTCGTATTCAATTTAATTTGTTTACTTTTCAAGAAAAAGTTTTAGGATTATTAAATAAAAATGAAAGAAATATAATACTTAAATCAAGACAATTAGGTATATCTACTCTTTCAGCAGGTATGTCTTTATGGTATATGTTATTCCAAAAAGATATAAATGTTCTTGTAATAGCAACAAAACAAGATACAGCTAAAAACTTAGTAACAAAGGTAAAATTTATGTATGAAAATTTACCTTCTTGGCTTAAACTTGGTTTTGAAGAAAATAATAAATTAGCTCTCCGGCTTAAAAATGGTTCCCAAATCAAAGCAGTATCAGCAGCAAGTGATGCTGGTAGATCCGAAGCTATTTCTTTACTAATAATTGATGAGGCTGCTTTTATTGAAGAAAATAGAATAGAAGAAATTTGGGCATCATCACAACAAACATTATCAACTGGAGGTAGAGCAATTGTATTATCTACACCTAATGGAACTGGAAACTTTTTTCATAGAATGTGGGTTAAAGCAGAAACAGGAGAAAATGGATTCTTACCTATTAGATTGCCATGGACAGTACATCCTGAAAGAGATCAAGCATGGAGAAGTCAACAAGAAGATGAATTAGGTCCTAGAATGGCTTCTCAAGAATGTGATTGTGACTTTACAACCTCAGGTAATACTGTTTTTGCTCCTGAATTATTAAATCATTATGAAGCCACTACTATATGCGATCCTGTAGAACGAAGAGGATTAGAAGGTAGTTTTCATGTTTGGGAATACCCTGATTACAATAGAAATTATATGGTAGTAGCTGATGTAGCAAGAGGAGATAGTCAAGATTATTCTGCTTTTCATATTATCGATATAGAAGAGTGCAAACAAATAGCAGAATTTAAAGCCCAAATAGGTACTAAAGAATATGGACATATGTTAGTAGCTGTAGCTACAGAATATAATAATGCATTATTAGTAATTGAAAATGCAAATATAGGGTGGAATACAATACAAGTAGTTATAGATAAAGGTTATAAAAACTTATATTATTCTCCTAAAGGAGATGCAGCAACAAATGCAGATGCTTTTTTAGCTAAAGGACATGATATAATAGATACAACCAAAATGGTTCCTGGTTTTACTATGTCTTTAAAAACAAGACCCTTAGTAATAGGAAAATTAGATGCTTATTTAAGAGAAAAATCAATTACACTTCAAGGTAAAAGAACAATGGAAGAAATGCGTACTTTTATTTGGAAAAATGGAAGAGCAGAAGCACAAACAGGATATAATGATGATCTAGTTATGGCTTTAGCAACAGCATGTTATGTTAGAGATACAGCACTTAAATTTGCACAACAAGGATTAGATATAACAAACGCTGCATTAAATAATTGGAGTAGAAGTACTCCTGCTATTTATACCAGTAGACCTGATGGAAAACAAGCAGGTTGGGTACAAGATATGGGAGATAAGGGCCAACAAGATTTGACTTGGCTTATAGATTAATATGTATTAGAAACAAACAATATGGCAGATACTAGTTTATTTTCAAGATTACAAAGACTTTTTTCAAGTGACGTTATTATTCGTAATGTAGGAGGAAAAAGATTAAAAGTAATGGACACAGGTAGGATTCAAAAATATGGAAACCTAGCTACGAATTCATTATATGATAGATTTACAAGATTACACAAACCTGTAGGATCCTCTTTACAGTATAATCCAACTCTTAATTATCAGTCAATGAGACTACAGCTTTATAGTGATTATGAAGCTATGGATCATGACCCTATTATAGCAGCTGCTCTTGATATTATTTCAGATGAAACTACAAGTAGAAATGAATATGGAGATGTTTTAAATATTAATTCTTCAGATGAAAATATTAGAAAAGTACTACATAATTTATTTTATGATGTTCTAAATATAGAATTTAATCTTCCTACATGGGTTCGTAATATGTGTAAATATGGAGATTTTTATCTTAAGTTAGAAGTAAGTGAAAAATTTGGAGTATATAATGTTTTACCCTTATCTGTTTATGAAGTAGTAAGAGAAGAAGGAACAGACCCAGAAAATCCTTCTTATGTTAAATTTTCATTAGATCCTAATGGTTTAGCTAGTGGGGCAACTAATACAATTAGAAGAGATCAATTTACTTTAGAAAACTATGAAATAGCCCATTTTAGATTACTTACAGATTCTAACTATTTACCTTATGGTAGGGCTTATTTAGAACCTGCTCGTAAAGTATTTAAACAATTGATGTTGATGGAAGATGCAATGTTAATTCATAGAATAATGAGAGCTCCAGAAAAAAGGGTATTTTATATTAATATAGGTAATACAGATGCAGATAAAGTAGAACAGTTTATGGCAGACACTGCTAATAAAATGAAAAAAACACCATACATTGACCAACAAACAGGTGATTATAATCTAAAATATAATATGCAAAACATTACTGAAGATTTCTTTATACCAATTAGAGGTAATGATGCTACAACTAGAATAGATACTACTAAGGGGTTAGATTATGATGGAACAACTGATATTGAGTACTTAAAAGCTAAAATGATGGCCGCTCTTAAAATACCTAAACCTTTCTTAGGATATGAAGAAGGAGTAGAAGGAAAATCAACATTAGCAGGTATGGATGTTAGATTTGCTAGAACAGTAGAACGTGTACAAAGAATTATAGAATCTGAATTAACTAAAATTGCATTAGTACATTTATATTCACACCC